GTCAATATCCAGTGTATGGTACGTATTTGCATTCACCTCAGTTAAGCAAAATGACATTTAGTCATTTATACTTCCCTAAAGGCGACAATCTACCGTATAATGCTACAGATATTGTTCCTAATCCATTTGGTCATCCAATACATATGACGTTTGGCGAAGTAGCTAAATATGACGCTGATTGCAATATGAAAATGGTTCTTAACAATGTATTTGTATTTAACAAAGCAATTGACATGGTTAATGAACTAGTAGATGCTCATATTGAATTGTTAGAAACAATTGTTCCGGCAGACTTTTATCAGATTCTTAAGAGTATGAATGAAATGTTTGAGAATCCAGACGCAGCACTTCATATCTATGAAAAGTATCGTCATTACTATATGAACTATGGCGGAACGCATATTTCATCGACAAACGAAAATACATTTAATAATTTCTTCGAAACAGTATAACAAATATGAAAAAGACAGACATTTTAAGTTTTATTGGCCGTTACCATTTGGCCGGAGCAACTACATCAGTAAAGTGGGTTTCACAAAATGGTAAACTAACTACTAAGTTTATTACGGATGACCAGAATGTTATTGGTTCTGTAACATCAGAAACTCTTAATGTAGGAGATCATGAGTTAGGAGTATTTGCTACTCCGCAGCTTGTAAAAATGCTTTCAGCAGTTAATGATGACATTGATGTAGATGTTAATGTAACGAGCAATCATGCAGTTAGCTTAGGTATCAATGATAAAGATGTTAACATGACATTTATGTTAGCAGACCTTTCAGTAATACGTCAGGTACCTGAATTAAAGCAATTGCCGGATTGGAATGTAACGGTAACCTTAAATAAAGAGTTCGTTAACCGTTTCATTAAAGCCAAGAATGCACTTCCAGAAGCTGAAAACTTTGGTATTGCATGTTCTGGTGGTAAGGTTGAATTTATTATGAACTATAGTTCAATCAATACAAACCGTATTAAGTTTGAAGCTGATTGTGAAGGCGAAACATGTAAAGATATGTCAGTGATTTGTTTCTCAAGTAACCTATTTAAAGAAATACTTCAAGCAAATCGTGATGCTGATACAGCAACGCTTGAAGTATCAGGTGCTGGTTTAGCTCGTGTAACATTCAAGTCTCAGACATATGAATCATTGTATTACTTAGTTCAACTACAAACAGCGTAATATGAAAGTAAGATTTAAGAAACTACATCCGAAAGCAGTAATTCCTGGCTACGCTAAGCCAGGAGATGCTGGTTTAGATTTAACGGCAATTGCTATGTTAACTGAACCGGAAAATGATGTTATTGCATATTATACAGGTCTAGCAGTAGAAATACCAGAAGGCCATGTTGGTTTGATATTTCCACGTAGTTCGGTATCTAAGAAAGATATCATGTTATCGAATTGTGTAGGAGTAATTGATTCTGGATATCGTGGCGAGATTGTGTTTAAGTTTAAGATGCCAAAAGAAACATTCTTTGCATCACTTAAACGTTATGAAATCGGTGACCGCGTAGGTCAGTTAATTATAATGCCTTATCCAACTATTGAAGTTGAAGAAGCAACAGAATTGACAAATACAGAACGTGGTGAAGGCGGATTTGGTAGTACAGGTAATTAATAATAAGTTATGTTTAATACAATAGAAAATACGTTGTGGGTGGAACGGTATAGACCCGATACATTAGAAGGTTACATTGGTAACGAACATATTATCGAAAAGGTAAAACTTTATATCGATAGCGGTGATGTTCCTCATTTGTTATTTTACGGTACTGCTGGTACAGGTAAGACAACATTAGCAAAGATCATTGCTCAGAATGTCGATGCCGATGTTATGTATATCAATGCTTCTGATGAAAACAATATTGAAACGGTAAGAACGAAGATTAAAAACTTTGCTAGTACTGTAGGGTTTCGCAGATGGAAGATTTGTATATTAGATGAAGCTGATTACATGACTCCTAACGGCCAAGCAGCTCTTCGTAATCTAATGGAAACATTTAGTAAGACAACGAGATTTATATTGACATGTAACTATGTTGAAAAGATTATTGATCCAATTCAAAGTCGTTGTCAAGTGTTTGCAATTCATCCGCCTAGCAAAGCAGATGTAGCAAAACGAATGGCTAGTATATTTGCAGAACTCAATGTACAGTATGATAAGAAAGATCTAGTTCCTATAATTAATTCCGGTTATCCAGATATACGTAGGATTTTGAATTCTTGTCAACGTCAAGTGATTGATGGCGTATTAAAGATGGATGCAACTAGTTTGATTCAAGCTAATTACATGACAAGTATATTGGATATACTAAAAGGTGATACTGATAAGAAATCTGCATTTACTCAGATCAGACAAACGATTGCTGATAGTAAAGTTAAAGATTTTTCGGCATTGTATCGCTTTCTTTTTGATGAACTAGATAATTATGCAAAAGGCCATATTGCACCTGTAATTCTAATCTTGGCAGAAGCACAATATCAGGATTCATTTGCAGTAGATAAAGAGTTACATGTCATGTCAATGATGGTTAAGTTACTAAACGAGTTAAAATAAAATAAAGGTTATGGCAAAAACAATTCACTTCAATTCAGAGAGTCGTGATGGACTAAAGCGTGGTATTGACAAATTAGCTAACGCAGTAAAAGTAACATTAGGTCCGAAAGGTCGTAATGTGGTAATCGATCGTCAGTTCGGCGCAGTAGTAACTAAAGATGGTGTTACGGTAGCGAAAGAAATTGAACTAGAAGATCCAATTGAAAACACCGGCGCACAAATGGTTAAAGAAGTAGCATCGAAAACTGCAGATCTAGCAGGTGATGGTACAACTACGGCAACAGTATTAGCTCAATCAATTATTACATCGGGTATTAAGAACGTTACTGCAGGAGCAAATCCAATCGATCTAAAGCGTGGTATGGATAAAGCAGTAGAAACGATTGTTGATGAGTTAGAAAAGATTACTACGAAGGTAGGAGATGACAATGATAAAATTCATCAGGTAGCATCTATCTCTGCTAACAACGACGAAAGTATTGGATCACTTATCGCAGAAGCAATGAAGACGGTTGGTACTGAAGGTGTTATTACTGTAGAGGAAGCTAAAGGTATGGATACCGAACTTAAGACCGTAGAAGGTATGCAGTTCGATCGTGGTTATGTATCTCCATACTTTGTTACAGATCCAAATAAAATGGAAGCCAGTTATGACAATCCTTTTATCTTAGTATATGATAAGAAGATTAGTTATATGAAAGAATTTCTGCCATTGCTAGAAAAGGTAGTACAAACCGGAAGACCATTACTAATTGTTGCTGAAGATATCGAAGGCGACGTATTAAGTACATTGGTACTGAATCGTGTAAGAGCTGGCCTTAAGGTAGTAGCAGTTAAAGCTCCGGGCTTCGGTGAACGTCGTAAGCAGATGCTAGAAGACATTGCTATTTTAACAGGAGCTAAGTTTATATCAACAGAACTAGGTCATTCGTTAGAAGAAGTAACTGTTGAAGACCTAGGTGAAGCTGAAAAGATTATTGTAGCGAAAGATACCACAACGATCATTAACGGCGCGGGTGCTACAGAAGAAATCAATGCTCGAATCGATGCTATCAAAAATCAAATCGACGATGTTAAATCAGATTACGATCGCGAAAAACTGCAAGAACGCTTAGCTAAATTAGTTGGTGGAGTAGCTATTCTATATATTGGAGCAGCTACAGAAGTAGAAATGAAAGAAAAGAAAGATCGTGTAGATGATGCACTTAGTGCAACAAAAGCTGCGGTAGCAGAAGGTATTGTACCGGGTGGTGGTGTTGCATTGATCCGTGCTGCAAAAGCATTAGATGGTATTAAACTAGAGAATGAAGATCAGATGATCGGCGTTAACATTATACGTAAAGCAGTAGAAGAACCGCTTCGTCAGATTTGTGAGAATGCTGGTGTAGATGCTTCCGTTGTTGTACGCGATGTTAAAGACAGTACTGATATTAACTATGGCTATAATGCTAGAACAGACCAGTTTGAAAATTTAATCGATACTGGTGTTATCGATCCTAAGAAAGTAACACGCGTAGCACTTCAGAATGCAGCATCTGTAGCTTCGATGGTATTGATGACAGAATGTGCTATTATTAGAAAGCCAGAAGAAAACAAACCGGCCGTACAAAGTAACGGCTACGGTATGTAATACGAAAAAAAGATATTATACTATGGCAAAGAAAGATAACGTTGTAAGAATGAATACTGGTCCTACTGCATCTAAAAGTTTTACTGCAGAGGACTTAGTAGACATTGCATGTGAAAGTTGCGGTGGTAGATTTTTTAAACAGGTATTCGCATTTAAGCGAGTACCTGCTTTAATATCTCAATCAGGCAAAGAAGAAATTGTACCAATACCAACATTTCGTTGTGATGACTGTGGTCATGTTAACGAAGAATTTATGCCCGTATGAGCACAAAAGTAATGACAATATTTGATCACTTAGCTAATATCACTGAGAAGAAGACTCCATGGGATAAATTGAGTGAAGCTGATCAAAAAGCATTTTCTCCATATTTGATCAACAGGTGGCTATCTATGTCACCTGATTTGATCGAATACGTAGACATGTTCCAACAATATACAATCGGTGAGTTGGATAAGAAGCACGTATATCAGTTATACTTAGACTTATTGCCTAAGAGACGTTTTTACTTGAAGTATATCAAAGGAAAATCTGCAGACAAGTACAATAAAGATCTTATTGAAATGTTACGTAATCACTTTGAGATACCTGGTAAAGAAGCAGAGGAGTATATTGATATGTTAGCAACTATCGATACAGATGATGGTTGTATCAAAGATTTTTTAAGAAAGTACGGTAAGACCGACAAAGAAATCAACAAACTATTAAAACCGGAAAAGTAATGGCAGAAGCAGTTAATCATCCGAAACACTATGGTGGCGGAGACAATCCATATGAAGCTATTAAAGTTATAGAAGCTTGGAATTTAGACTTTTGTTTAGGTAATACAGTTAAGTATATATCTAGGGCTGGTAAAAAGGATCCAACCAAAGAATTAGAAGATTTGAACAAAGCTTTATGGTATTTACAGCGCAGAATAGGACAAATCAGTAAATAAATTTGGATTTTTGAGTTTTTGCACTTATATTAAAGGCATGCATAACTTCATAAAATATAGTACTAGACAGCCTGCAGAAGGCGAGCGTAAGATATCATATTCTCAATTTGCTATGTATTCAACATGTCCTAGGCAATGGGAATTAGCTTATGCTAAAGGTCTAAGGACATTTAGTCAAAGTATACATACACTGTTCGGTACGGCACTGCACGAAACGGTTCAACTATATCTAACAACACTTTATACTGATTCAGTTAAAGCAGCAGATCGTTTAGGCCTGCATGAAATTCTCAAAGAGAAACTGTTTACTGGTTATAAAGACGCTTATGAGAAGATGGGCTGTCATTTTTCTAACAAATTTGAATTGGGTGAGTTTTATAATGACGGCGTAGCTATTTTAGATTATATCAAACGTCATCGTAAGAAATACTTCTCACCTAAAAATGAAGAGTTAGTTGGTATCGAGGTACCTATCTATCATCCAGTTAGTGACGACCATGGACATGTCTTAATGATGGGTTTCTTAGATATTGTTATACGAGATACGGTTACGAATCGAGTACGTATTATTGACCTTAAGACTAGTACGAATGGTTGGAACAAATATCAAAAGGCTGATAAGACAAAAGCTTCGCAGTTGGTATTGTATAAACATTATTTTGCAGAACAGTTTGGTTTTGATGTCGAGTCGATTGACATTACATATCTTATCGTTAAACGTAAGTTGATCGAAGGTGCAATGTTTCCGCAAAAACGTATTCAAGAGTTTAAGCCTGCAAGTGGTAAGCCTACACGTAACAAGCTCTTGAAAGAAATTCAAGGTATGATTGACTCTTGTTTTACAAAGAATGGAGAGTATAATACAGATCGTATATATCCAGCTATAGCAGGTAAGAATTATAAAAATTGTAAGTATTGTGAATTTGCAGAGGATGATGAGTTATGCCCAATGAAAAACAGAATCAAAGGATGAAAGTAGCAATTGTCGGTAGTCGTCAGTATGAAAATACACGTAAGATAAAAGATACATTAACCGATCTTAAACGTAAGTTTGGAGAAGACTTAATTATCGTATCGGGCGGAGCACAACAAGGCGCCGATAAGTATGCTAGAAAATATGCGTTAGAGTTTGGTATTAAGTATAGAGAATTTAATCCAGCACATACGCCAAGGAATTTATATAGTGCTATGTCAGATGATTATTACGGCAAGCCATATCATGCATCTCAGTTTTTTCATCGCAATAGACTAATTGCAAAAGACTGTGATGTAATGATAGCATTTATACCTACAGGAATTGAATCTAAAGGCAGTGAACATGTCGTAAAAGAAGCAACTAAGTTAGGTAAGAAAGTGGTTGTGATCAACTAAAAGCATATTTATAATAAATAAAAAGAACGGTTACAAGGAGATTAATGCAACAGTTACAACTTCCAAAGTTAAGAAAAATCGATCCTAACAAGCCTAAGAAAAAGAAAATCCTTTTGTTGTCAGATGACTTAAGGATGCATTCTGGTATTGCTACAATGTCAAGAGAGATTGTAATTAATACATGTAAAGAATATGATTGGG